GCGTCATCTTCTGAGACATAATATACTTTGTCATTGTCGTAATCGTATTTAACATGATTTGAGCGAAACAGTTTTGCCAATCCGTTTACATCGGGCGTGACACATAAAACGTTTCCGCTTTTAGCGATCTCTTTGAGCGTATCTAGGTTTTGGTTGGAGACATACTTTATCAAGTCAAACCAGCCGTCTTTGTTTTTGGCGTAGAGAATATAGTTTTCAAACTCGCACCCGATTATAGGCTTAATCTCGTTCTTGACACATTGCTGATGGAAATTTACAGCACCCGAAAGAGTACCAATGTCAGCGATACCACACGCCTCCCATCCATGCTCTTTGCATTTCTCGGCCAGTTGATCGCTTTTGCAAAAGCCCTTTTGAAGGCTGTAGTGCGTCTTACAATTTAGAGGAATCCAATTCATCTTATACTTCCCAAAGTTCTTCTAACTTAGATATCGGCATGTTATAACAATCAGCTTTAACTTTAAACCCGTTGTCGGGATCGTATTGTCCCTTTTTTAAAAATTTGGCATCAACGAAGTACGAATCCTTGTGATACGCACCCAAGAACCAAGCACGACCCCACCTTTTGTTTTTGTATTCCACTCTCACAAAAGCATAGTAGTCACAATCTTGTTTGGTATTGTAGGCAGCAACAGAACATTCGTACTTGTCTTTAGGCTCGCTTGTGCATCGCTTGGTCTTGACATCATACCTTATATCTTCGCCATCCACTATATCATAGTCGTATGTGTTTGTTATTGTACCACAAATAATCTGATTTGCAACCTCTTCTCCCAAAAAACCTGCAATATTTCCGTCACCTTTTGTGATGGAGTTTTTTAACTTCCCCATTTCACGAGCTTTACGCCAAGCCCGCTTCTTCATCTTTTCTGTAATTTCAACTTCTATCATCCCGGTGCCTCGTAATAACCAACGTTAAATCCGTCTTTAGTGCATTTCTCAACTGTCTCGTCGTGACCGAATGCCTTTAGGTGCTCCTCTACGTGCTCGCATATAGAGATATTTGTTCCCGGCCAGTTCTTTTTGTAGAAGTCACATAACTTAGTACACTTGAAACTCTTTCTATTTCTAGAAATTGGTTGCGGAAAGTCGTTTCTTTGTATTTGCTTAACTCTTTTTTCTAGCATTCCTAGAAATTTTTCTTGATCTGTCTTGTCGAAACACATACTAAATGGACCACCGTCCCTGATGTAATATATCGTCATAATAGACTGTTCATAATCAGGATAGAGTTTTGATATAGCGTAATTATATAGCAATAACTGAGGATCTTCTAGTAACTTTTCGTATGTCTTTTCCTCTCCGGTTGCCCAGTTCAATCTTCTGCCCGTTTTCCAGTCAATGACTTCAATAGTATCGTCTGTAACCTTAGTAACCAAGTCAATGGTTCCTTTGATTGCTAGTTGTCCTTCCATTTCTTCGCCATTGGGCATCTTGTATTTGAATTTAGCCCAAGGTTCATCTATAACAATATCAAACTGAGGCTCCGTGTCCACCACGTTTCTCTTACGGGGATCAAATTGTCCATCATTGTAGTTCAACGCTGTTTCAGTTTGAGTCCTGCAAAACTTAATATCTGCACCCGTGTACTTATGGGTGCAATTTTCAGTATAGTACTCATAGCTTTTATCAAGAACCCTTGATACGAAAGCCTTGGTGTGTAAACTTTTTGGCGTGAAGTTAACTTTGCCTATTGCGTCATCATTGATGTACAGGCTTTTTTTGTCAGGATTGTCTTGCAGCTTCTTTTTACAAGAGGCTAGACACTCCAGAGCCTTATGGACAATGGTGCCCAATTGAGCTTTCTTGCCGGATAGAGATCTATGTCCTAGAACATAGGTAATAAAATATTGCATCTGACAATAGTCGTAGTTATTGTAAGACGAGCTTCTGATATATGTAACTATCATATTAGTCCTTTTTAATTTTGTGAATTCCTGTAGGATTCGGTTTTTTTTCTGCTTTAGAAAAGGGCATTTCTTCCTGTGACAAGACCGGCCCCAGCCAGCCCCAAGAATCCAAAAGCTCTACAATACTCTTGTTTGTTTCTAAGATGGTTTTATTGGAATTGTCTATTACGGCATCTAAACTGTCCCAGCTTTTTTTGATTGCTTGCTCGCTTGAGTGAGAATCTTTGAAGGGAGATCTAGCCAGACCAACCACTTTACCGCCTTCGGCCTGAATTGCCTCTATTTCATTTGCGAATCTACAGTCATCAATAACAGCAAGAAGAGGCTCTTCTCTACGAATGTCTTCAATGCAGGCCTGAACCCAGATAGGCTCGTAAATCCTACGCATGATATCTGTTCCCAGATACTGCAAGAAATCACGAACGGCCATTGGGCCTTTCTTGTGATAACTTAGTCCTTCTCTGATATCGTTTGGTATTTTGTTCCACTTCTTTTTATCGGAGATAACTCCCGGCATGTTTTCCCATTTGATATGGGGTAAAATTTGGGTCTTTTGTGCCTCTGAACCATATACCTGTTCATACTTTAGTCCAAATAGCCCTACTGAAATTTCTTTTAGGGCACTTGCAAATGAGTATTTTTTAACAAATGGCCACATGCTATACATTGCCCACTCAGCGAACTCCATATCTGTTCTGTTAATGTCTAGTATAGCGTTGCCGATTGCCTCCTCTCCTTTTTCGTTGAGGATTTCTGTTTCTACGGCAAGCCTTCCTTCTTCAGTAATTCCAAAGTTTTCCACGACACCATAGCACTTCATTTGGTATCCGTGAATAAAGTTAGAGCATGTGCTTTTGCCAGACTGTTTTGTCCCCGCGAACGCCAAAATCTTGCTTTTCATATTAGTACTCCTTGTAGTTGAGGATTTAGTTGTTCTTGTATTTGTTCTATGCTCATATCTCCCACGTCCTTCTGGGATATCTCTGGCCTGAGATAATTAAAACGTCTTCCGCATTTTTTGATTATCTGCTGGTAGGCTTTGTTTCCGGCTTCGTCGCTATCTGTAAGTATAACCAAGTTCAAAGCTCCGCTTTGTTCAAGCAGTATTAATTGGTCTTCGTTTATACTGGAGCCGAAAATTCCAACTGTATTTTCATAGCCAGCCTCATGCATACGCCAAGCGTCCCCCTGACCCTCAACTAGAATTGCCGTGCTAGTCTCTAGTATTCTATCCTTAGCGATATTCATGCCGTACAATACGTTCTTCTTAAAGCCTTTGCTGTGTAGCCATTTAGGTTTTAAGTGTTCTTTGATAGATCTACCAACACAGCCTACATAGTTATAGCCTTCATCGTACACGGGGACAACAACTCTTCCTGACATTGGCTGATTTTCCGTCAAACATTCTCCAACATCAAACTTTTCTAGCGTCTCCTTTTTGTATCCTCGTCTAACGTAGTAGCTTGAAGGTATGTCTATTCTTTCTCTAATTTCATCTCTAGACACAAAGGTCTCTTCTCTAACCACAGTCCTATTAAAAACATCTATCACTTTTGTACTACGATAAGGGGTCGCTTCAGACAATTCATCAATACCCTTCTTCAGAAAGTGCAGGCAGAATGAAGCGGTTTCATTCATTGACACTCTTCTGTCTCTAGAGTTAGTCAGACACCCTCTAACGAATCCAAAAAGATTATTGGCAAACTCTTCCTCACAGTGATGCGTCCAGCAAGACCAGTTACCCTTTTGGGTAAGCCCATCTGTAAAAACACAGCAGGCCTCTGAGTTATCGCCACCATGAACGGGACATGGGAAAGCATATCTGTTTGGAAACTCTACAAAGTCTATATCAAAATATTCTAGTAGCCGAGGCAATACACCAAATAGCTCGTTACATATCGATGATATCGTCTTCTGATCCAATCTCGTCTGTTTCAAATCCTTCTTGTCTACTTCTACCATTTTCATGAATCTCGTTTCTCGTTAACCCCTGTTCAATTCTACCAAATCTACCATGCATTGTCATACTAACATAGTCGCCGTCATCAAGACCTTCTCCGTGACGAGCAACGACTGGAACCAATTTTCTATTGCCATTATCTATCCCGTCTGTGGCTACCTCCTCGTCAGATTTCATTTTAAAGATAGAGAAGCTTGTACACAACCAAATCAATCTATCTGATCCTGATACCACGTCTGTAGATTCTTTAGTGATACCGTCCCTATTCAACTGGACAAAGGCTAGACAGGCCACGTCGTACTTTACTACAAAGTTATGGAGCTTTGTAATCTGAAATCCCAGCACTTGATATTCTTGCATAGACGAATTAATGCCCTCAGAACCCATTAGTTTCAGATAGTCATAAACTATTAAGCAATCGTTTGTTTTACCGTTTTCGTCAAAGCCTACATGTTGATAGATCCATTTTCTCATTTGACTGAGGATGTTTTCAAAAGATTCGCCAGCGATACTGATATAGTGATAAGGTGTGTTCTTCAGCTTTTCCGCAGCATTGAGAACCTTTTCCTTTTCTATTTCGTTCTCGCTGAATCTGCCGGTAGATATTTTGTTGATCTCTACGCCGGAAAGATTAGCCAAAATTCTGTTGTAGTGATCCTCTTTTGACATCTCGGTGTCCAAGACCAAAGCGGGAATATTGTGCTCTGACGAAACATGCATAGCTACGGCATCGCCAAACATAGACTTACCTACTTTAGGTCTAGCGGCCACAAGATCAACACACTTTCTACGAAGACCCCCTCCGATAGCTACATCGTATGCAGAAAAACCGCTAGGTATACCAACGAAGTCAGAAACATTGTCACTCAAATAGTCTAGATAGTCTTCAAGACCCTCGCCAATAGTTTCAGTCTTCTTACCGGAGGTTTGATAAATGTCGCCCGTGGCTTCCAGTAGAGGTTCTTCAATTCTAGAAACAATGTCCATCACATCTTCTTCGCCCGTGACGTTTCCTAGTTCCTTCTGGCAGGCCTCTAGTGTTTTGAGAAGATCCCTCGCTAGTTTTAGTTTTGCTATCTTCGCAGCATATGTGCCCACGTTGGTTTTATGGATGGGGAAGTTGAATAGAGATCTAATGAATCCAACTTCTTCCTTACTATTTATTTGCTCCGAAACACCGAGATCGTTGGCGGCAGACAATATAGAAGATAATTCTACTTGAGTATTCTCGGAGATCGACTTATATATGCAGTCAAATATTAACTGGTTCATAGGATCTGTAAAGCTCCTAGAATCAATAAAGTCAACTTCTAAATAAGCGTCTAGCCCGTACTGACACAGGGCCGCAAGAACGGCTCTTTCGGAGGCTAAATCTTCTAGTTTTATCTTTTTAGGCATTTGTCGCACACAAAAAAGTCCCTAGCAAACTGTGGATGTATCTCAAGAGTAGTTTTGCATCTCTCGCAGATTTGTTCCACCTTCTTAAATTTTGATCTTCTTCTCTCTGTCAAAGATGTTGAAGGCGTTTCGTTTTGTTCGTCTTTGTGTTCGTCTCCGTCGTCTCTAAACTTGTTGAATCTATTTCCCCCCGTGGCAGGGGTCTTGTTGTCAACCTGTCCCGAACCTTTGTTCATAACAAACAGCCCCTCTTCCCTCTCCTGTTCGGGCGACTTAGTCTCCTCTCGCTCCGTTGGGGGTTCATCGCTCTTTACGTTTGAGTTCAGTATTGTTTGAATTAGCTCTGACTTTTGCTCGTCAGACAACGACTCAAGCAACTTATTTACGGTGTCATCACTCATATTATTATCTCCTCTTGGATAGGTTGTTAAGTATTTGGGCCATGCTTTGTATTCTGTCGGCTTTTCCGTTCAGTATTTTTACCCTAGCGTCTGCGTGGTTTTTGACTTTTAGTATCTGAGAAGCTAGGGGGTTTTCCCTCAC